GAGTAATAGTTTGATATACTATAGGTACAATTAAAACTTGCAGGGATTATGAAAGCCCTTGGAGGATTACGAAAGCCTTCCAACGGGCTTTTTATTATTTAATTAAAAATATGCTAAAAAAATTCAGTGGACTTTTAGAAAAAAAGGAGGGTGAGGTATTAGGAATTGCATCTAACGAAACACCTGATCGTGATGGTGAAATTATCAAACAAGATGGGTGGGATCTTAGAAATTTTAAAAAGAACCCGGTTATCTTAGCATCTCATAATTATCATGAGTTTCCGATTGGCAAAGCATCTAATATCAAGGTTGAAAACAAGAAGCTGACTTTTAAGATGGTTTTTTCAGAAGCAACAGAAAAGGCTAAGGAAGCCGCTCAATTAGTTCAGGAAGGAATATTAAAATCTTTTTCAGTGGGATTTATTCCTAGGGAGTTTGATGAAAAAGATCAAAGCATTATTACTAAAGCAGAACTTCTAGAAATTTCTTTAGTGGCTGTTCCGGCTAATCCGCAAGCAATTGTGACTGCTAAATCTTTTAAAGAAAATAAGTTGGCTGAAAGACTTATCAAGGAATGGATGATTGATGAAAAGACTAAAAAAGAAGTAGAAAAAATTGAACAAAGTAAAGAAGATAATATTAAAGGGACTTCCGCAAACGTCAATAAGGACGTTAAAAAAGACGGAGAAGAAAGTCCCGAGGTCGAAGCAAAGAAATTGGATGTTAGACTGTTGAAAAAAACAACAGGATATCTCCAAGAACTTTGCCGACAAGCAAAGAATGGAGGTGTATTAAAATAATGGAAAAAACAAAAGAGCAAATCGAACAGGAGGAAAAAGATCTTAACGAAAAAGCCAAGAAATTGGCGGCTGCCGTTAAGGCTGAGTTGGGTATTGATGACATGAAAAAGGATATTCTTGGCGTGACTGAAGCCTTGAAGGAGAAAGCGGCTGATAGTATTATGAAAGTTTTCGTAGCTGAAGATACTAAAAAGGCTATTGATGAGCTGACTAAGGAGGAAAAGGTAGCCGCTTATGCTAGGGCTATTTTTACCGCTGATGAAACAGCTTTGAAAGCCCTATCCGAAGGAGAAAATGCGGATGGAGGATTCACCGTTCCACAAGATTTCTACAATACTCTCTTAGAGGAAATCATCGAGCTTACTCCGATGCGTGCTAAGGTTACGGTTATTCCAATGAAAACCAACGTCTTAACGATGTCTATGATTGATCACGGCCCAGATGTCTATTGGACTGCTGAAGGTATAACCAAAACCACTACTACCGCTGACTTTTCACAGCCAACTATCACTGCTTATAAAATGGCGGCTATCATTTATCTCACGGATGAATTGATAGACGATAGTGCATTCGACCTCACTAACGTACTTGTCCGGCGTTTCGCCGAGAAAATTGCGGAGGAAGAAGATCATGTGATTATCAATGGTTCTGGTGTTGGACGTCCAACGGGTATTTTCGTCAATGCTAACGTGGCGACACGAGCATGTGCCGGAAATCTTGACTTCGATGGTATTATCGATCTAATCTATGACTTACCAGTTAAGTTCCGATCTAAAGCTGAGTTTATCGTTCATCCGACTAACGTCAGAGAGTTGAGAAAACTCAAAGACACAACCGGAAGATATCTTTGGCAGGATCCTGTTTCTGTTGGACAGCCTTCAACAATTCACGGTTACCCTGTAATCGAGAATTATTGGGCCCCAGAGTCACAAATATCTTTCGGAGATTATCGATATGGATATTGGTTAGGAGATCGTCAGAATATGACGGTTAAGATTACCAACGATACAGAGACAACCTTTACCCAAGACAAGACGGCTATCCGTGTTGTCGAGCGTATTGGTGGAGATGTAATCTTCCCTAATGCTATTCGGAAACTCATCACTATACCGTAATCTAGTTTTTCGATATTCTGCTTCTATCTTCAGAGGCAGATATAGGAAAATTATATGAGACAAATAAAATTAAAAAGTACCGGAGAAGTATTGGAAGTAGAAAATAATGTGGCTCATTCTTTTATTGATAGAGGGTTGGCAACGTTATCTAAGGGCTTGGATAAGCCAAAAAAGGATAAGATGATTTCGTTAAAAAGAAAAAAAGTAAGAAAGAAATATGTTAGTAACTCTAGCTGATACAAAAACATTTCTGGGAATCAATAATAATACGCAGGATTCCGTCTTAACGATGCTTATAAATCAGGCCTCAGCTTATATTGAAAAGAAGTGTGGCAGAACATTTGGAGAGACGACTTACACGAATGAAGAATATGATGGGACAGGAAAAAATGAATTAAAATTAAATCAGTTTCCAGTAATTTTATTTTCTCAACTCCAGAGAAACAGAGCCACTGATAATTCAGATGACTGGGTAACAATTGATGCTGAAAAATATTGGATAGATTTAATTATAGGAATAATCACTAAGACATCTTCTTTCTTAGAGTTTGATAATAGAGATGACGATGGCTTAACTGAATCAACTACTTTTAATCTAGGTAAGAATAAGTACCGCGTAACTTATACCGCAGGCTTCGCTGAAATTCCTTATGATATCCAATATGCTTGCATGCTATTTGTTAGCGAAATAAATAATAAAAGAAAATCAGGAGGAATAAAATCAGAAACACTAGGAGACCATAGCGTTACTTTTGAAAGTATTTTTAAGTCATCACCGGAGATACAGGATATCATAAATAATTATAGGGAGATAAATATATAATGTTGCTTTTAGACAGAACAATTTCTGTATATCGCTTATCAGATATTGGAAACGATAAGCAAGGATACTCCACATTAACAACTACATTAGAGGCGACCGTACAGCCACTCGGAGATTCTAAATCAGGTATGGCCGGGGAAAGTTCCGGAAAGCTATTTAAGATTTTTATGGATGCTGGTTCCAACGTTCAGGAAGGAGATCAAATTCGTGATAGAGATGGTAATATTTATAAGATAATCTCGGGAGGATTAGAGGATAGGACCGATGGATTTATAGCGGACTACATGGGAATTGTCTGTCAAAAAATAAATTAATGGTCGCGATAAAGATAAAATTGAAAAATTCTGCTAAACTCCTAGCGGCTTTCAGGCAAGCTCCAAGAATTATGGCCAAAGAATTGCAAAACACAATTCTAAAAGTCGGGGGATTTACTGTCGGGGAAGTAAAGAAGCACATTACAACTGGAACAAATATGTGGAAGCCACCGATCAGGACAGGAGCTATGAGGCGGGGGATTAGTATAAGCCAGAAGATGAAATTGAAAGTTGTTATATCTACCTCGTCAATTACTCCGTACGCTCTATATGTTCATGAGGGAACTAGAAAAATGCAAGCCAGACCATTTTTTGATATCACTGCTAAAAGAAGTAAAAAAGATATTGAAAGATTTTTTAATAAAGCTCTCGACAGTGCCGTTAAAAAAATAGCCAGAAAAGCATTATGACAACAGCAACAGTTTTAAAAGAAAAAATAGTAGAAAAGCTTCAGACAATCGGAGGGGTGGCTCAAGTTTTAGATTATCCCAGTCAAGATTTTCAGAAATTCCCGGCAGTTCAAGTAAGCTTTGAGGGAAACACTTCTGAGTATGAAACCACAACTGAAAACGATGAGCTATTCACCTATAACCTATATGTATTCGAGCTGATTGATGGAAAATTTTCTAAAGTTAAATCGAGATTAATCCTAGAAGAATTGTCAGATACGATACGAGATGCTTTTGATAGCGATGAGTTCCTGGCTGGAATCAGCCTTCCTTCAGGAAAAACAATGCTGGGGATAAGACCAACAACATCGGATATTGGCGAAGATGACGAAGGTAAGTACGCAATTTCTATTATAGAACTTGCAATAAGAGTTTCTAAAAGAGTTTAATCAATAATTTTAAATAAATGACAAAATATATCGGACGCAGAGTCAATGTAGGAATTGGTAAGGAATCTCCTCGGGGAACGGGAGTCGCTTCGCAGCAATCAATTCCTAAAACTAATTACACTTTTGAGGACAAGGCTAATAAGGCCCGCTCAGGAGAAGGACACGGCAATATTGCCGGTGGTGGATCGCAAGCAGTAGTAACCGGAAGATTTTCCGAGGGTGCTTTAGAGGGGGAAATTAATTCTAACAGCTTCGGTTTAATTCTCTTGGCCTTGCTTGGAGAAGAAAATGTAACGGCTTATGAGACTACAGCCTATAAGCACACATACGCCCTCACTAATGATAATCAGCACCAGTCACTATCTATCCATTGTGATGATCCTATTGGAGATACTATCTTTGAAGGTTGCATGGTTGATTCGCTGGAAATTAACGTGATGCAGAATGAATTCGCGTCTTTTGTGTGTGCCCTGAAGGGAAAGAAAGGCCAGGACAGCTCATACGTTCCTGCCTATGCAGCGGACTATAAGTTTGTCGGACGTGACTTGGAATTCAAGGTTGCTGCCAATACAGCAGGACTAGCAGCAGCATCGGCTATTTCCATAAAAGAATTAAAGGTTACCATTAATAAAAATTCTGATTATGACTGGGCCCTTGGAACGCTGGAGCCGGAAGATGTTTTGAATAGACAGTTTATTGTCCAGGGTGCCATTACCTTGAACTACGAAGATAGAACATTCAGAGATTATATGCTGGACGGAGATTATAAGGCAATTGGAATAAAGCTAACTAACTCAAGAGATACTATCGGAGCAGCTGGAAGCCCTGAATTTTATCTGGAACTTCCAGTAGTCGATTTCTCCGAATGGGAATCTCAGAGAGGAAATGAAGACATTGTAGGACAAACAATTAATTTTAATGCCCTTTATGATATAGCAAATTCAAAGCTTATTTCTTCATGCTATATCAATAATACGGTGGATTCTTATTAATATGGAACGAGAAACAAAAAAAGTTAAGCTTCCAAAATCTCAATCGGAGGTTGAAATAAAAACATATCTTACCGGGAGAGAAGCACGGGAGATATCCGGGGTTTATTTGAAAGAGGCCGAGGTTGGTATCAATCTTGAAACTGGAAAGCCGGAGATGAAAAGTATTAACGCCGAGCTTGCTAATGAAGCACAAAATAAGGCGATCGAAATACTTGTCGTTTCTTTGGCAGGAAAAAATGAAAAGCTACTTGATTCAATATTGGATCTTCGTCAAGAGGATTTCGATTTCCTTATAGGAGAGCTGGACAGTATTCAAAATACTGATAAAAAAAAAGAGGCGACATAGAGTCTCAGGTGGCTAATTTGGTTGCGGGTAAAAGAGTCTTAGCAGATGATCTTGTAAGAGTAGCCCTGACCTGTAAATATATGGGCTGGGACTATGTAACTTATATGAACCAGCCTTGTTTTTTTGTAGAGATAATTGACATTATCAGAACAGAAGAATCCAAGGAAATGGACAGGGAAAGTAAGAGAACAAATTCAAAGTATGGCGACAAACACTAAAGTCAATCTTGTTATCACCGCTCGGGATGAAGCAAGTAGAAAATTAAAAGGAGTCGGTTCTAACCTAAGCAATCTAGGTGGAATTGTAAAAAAGGTAGGACTCGCTCTTGGAATAGCAGGAGTAGCCGCCGGGGCCGGTGTTTTAAAGTTGGCCCAGGATGCAGGAAAACTAGAAGGAAGTTTGGCGAAATTCAACGCGGTATTCAAAGAAGGTAGCGAGGATATGTTAAAATGGGTTGATGAGATACGCAGAGATATGCCTAGCAGTAGAGGAGAGATTATAAGGATGGCTGCTGATCTTCAAGATTTAATGGTCCCAATGGGATTGGCTAGAGATAAGGCCCAGGAGATGTCACAAGGATTTATTGATGTGGCCAATAAGGTTGGTGCCTTTAACGATGTAGCTCCGACAGAAGTTTTGGAAGCAATCAGATCAGGATTAGTCGGGAGCTCAGAACCATTATTGAAGTTTGGAGTTGATGCCAGAGTTACCGCTTTGGAAGCAAAGGCTTTGGAAATGGGATTAATAAAAGTAGGAGAAACGTTTGCAAAACTAACTCCGGAGGTTAAAAATCAGGTATCTGCACAAGCATTGCTGGCACAGATTACAGATCAAAATGCTGATGCAATAGAGGGATTTGCTGAAAACAATGATAGCTATATTAGAAGGCAACAGGAATTGAAAGCCACTTTTCAAGATTTCCGTGATCAAGTTGGAACGTCTTTATTGCCTATGATAGATGGATTTTTAAAAAAGATACTACCGGTCGTTAAAGGCTTTTCAGATTGGGCCGCAACCTTGCCACCCATAGGAGAAGTCTTTGGGATAATCAGTGAAAGAGTCAGTGCAGTATTTAGTAAGACAAGTGCCTTAGGACAGTTTATAAGAGATTTTTTTATACCTTTATTCGAGGATGTAAAAGTACAAGTATTGGATGCCTGGGATAGAATAAGGGAAGCCATAGAGCCAATTAAACCACAATTGATTATAGTGGCACAGTTCTTCGGTGTCGTTTTGGTAGGTGCTATAATGGCCGCTATCGTTATTTTTGCAGGGCTTATAACAGGTATCTCAAAAGGATTGGCTTTTGCAACTGAATTGGTTGCTGGCTTTATAGAAAATATGACAGAAACATTTGAAGTTGGCTTTTTATTTATATTTGCTTTGCTGGAAGCATTTAAGGGTAACACTGAAGCAGCGGCCAAGCTGTTCCATGATGCATTTCCTTCAATGATTGATATGACAAAAAGAAATATTGCCGGATTTGTTAATTTCTTTATAAGAGGAATAAATAAAATTATTGATGGATTAAATAAAATACCTAAAGTTGATATAGGACATATAGGTGAATTTGGCCTTAGACAATTCGGTGGGACCGTGGAAGCAGGACAGCCTTATATTGTTGGAGAACATAGGCCGGAAGTTTTTGTGCCATCCCAATCTGGAAATATTAATCAGGTTGATCAGGTCCAAGGAAAAGGAATGACCATTAATTTTAATAATCCGGTCGTTAGGAAAGAATCAGATCTGGAAGAAATAGTTAAGAGAGTGGAAAACGTTTTAAATAGAAAACAGGAATTTTATTCAATAGGAGCTTTCTAAATTTATGAGATCAGTCGCATTCGATTCATTTTCATTATCCAGTGGAAACTATGTGGTAAGGAATGTCCTTCATGATAGTGCCACACCGCGGGATTTATTTTTATACGATCTTACCAGAGAAGGAGGTTCTGAGTTAGTTAATGCTGAATGGAAACCGAAAAAAATTGTAGTAGAGGGAATTATAAAGGGTACTTCTATTTCAGATCTCGAAACCAATATTGATCTTTTCAAAAAAAACTTATCCGGGCAGAAAAAGAATTTAGATGTACAGTATATAGATGGAACACGCCGCTATGAGGCAACAGCTAAATCAATAAGTATTGAAAGAGATTTCTACCATGTAACTTATGTCCCTTACTCAATAGAATTCACTATCCCATCTGGATTTGGAAAAGCCACGACATCTACTCCATATTCTACCCAGTCAATAATTGCTCATACACTAGAAGCAGACCTCTCTATTTTAGGAACAGTGGCCCCAAAATATTCTATCACTCTAGATTTTGAAACAGCCACTTCTATTACGACTGTATCAGTGACAATTAATGGTGACAAAATTACAATAGACGAAGCTATATCTGCTGATCAAATTTTAGTTATTGATGCTGAAAATAAAAAGGTTACCCTGGATGGAATAGAAAAGGTTTATGCCGGATTATTCCCCCGCCTTATTTTAGGTACCAATAGTTACAAAATAGAAACAAGCTCAACGAATCATCTGTTTGATGTCTCAGTCAATTACACGAAAAAATATTTATGAGTTTTTTATCAAATAAGGAAATTCTATATAAGATTTACGAATCAGATGGGACTACTTTTATTACTACATGGAAAGATGTCGCCAGTGAATTGGTGGTCAAGACCTTAATAAATGGAGGAACGCAGCCTGTTTTAATAAGGCTGGCCAGGCCAGAAACACAGTTTGGAGAAAATGTTGATGTAAAGCAAGGAAATATTTTAAGAGTCTATGTGTTTGATAGGGAGTCTGGTGTGAATGGAGTCTGTGTTTTTTCAGGAATTTTAACAAGCTATATTCCAACCGTTAGAGGAGGAGAGGAATTTATAGAGGTTGAGTTCTTTTCACAATATTGGGATTTAAATAATAAGATGCTGGAATCTTCCGGAGACACAGAAGTAACTTATACTGCTCAGGATCCTTCCAATATACTTAAAGATTTATTAGATAAATATGTAGCCTTGCCAGGCTCAGTATTAACCTATAATGCTGGAACTGTAGAGCTTACCGGTAATTCAGCTACCTATACTTTTAACACTAGCACCTATCAGCAATGCATTGAAAAGGCCCTAGAGCTTTGCCCGGAGGAATGGTACTTTAGAATCGGACCTGATGATTTAGTCTATTGGGCTTCCAAGGAAACTGATCCAACTCATTATTTTACAGTCGGAGGGGATATCATGGAATACTATCCTGAAAAAAGATTTGATAATATAATAAACACAATCTATTTTCGAGGAGGTGACACTGGAGGAGAAGTCTATCTTTACAATAAGTACACCAACTCAGGATCAGTTTCAATTTATGGAACAAGAGCAATAAAAATAGTTGATGAACGAGTGATCGTGGCGGCCACTGCCCAATCTATGGCTAACCGGATATTGAATGATAAAAACAGTGCTGAGATTAGGGTGGTTTTAAAAATAAGAGATTCTAATGGAGAAGTAGGTGATTTGGGATATAATATCGAATCAATCTTCCCCGGACAAACCTGTAAGATTTTAAACGCTACTCAAAAATCAGATGAGCTATGGGACGAAGCTACATGGGATGTAAATTTCTGGGACTATTCAATTTTGAATGCGGCCGCTACTCAGCTTCAGATTATGAGCGTAGAGTGGCATGCTGATTATGCTATAATTGAGCTATCTACTCGACAGCCAGATATCTCAAAGAGAATTGAAGACGTAAATAATAAATTAGTAGATTCGCAGACGGACGACAACCCTGCGACACCATCATAATGTTAGGAAAATGTAGTGCCTGTGGCACAGAAATAATAAAGATCGAAAAAATAAACGGCAAAATGAAAGCCAAGTTTTTAGATAATTATAAAGAGCATACATTGGAGCTTTCCAACAATTCTGTTATGCGTGTGTCCGTTTGTGACGAGTGTAAAGTTGAATTAGTAGCTGGTGAATCACAGGTGACGGCTGATAAAATTATTGAAAACCATATTGATTTTTGGAAAAAAAGTAGCAAGAAAGATGCTCCTAAAAAATTTGAAAACATTGAAGTTGTAAATCCGAATACTACGCTTAGAGATTTTATTAGGAAGAAAGAAAAAATTAAAAGAGAAGAAGAATTAAATAAACAATTAAATCAAAAATAATGTTTTCAAAAACATATACATTTTCACCATCCACAACTATCAAGTCAGCAGAAGTAAATCAAAATTTCGATGATGCCATAGACGGATTAAACGTGGCAGCTCCTTCCGGATTAATTTCTTTATGGAGCGGGGCAATAGTTGATATTCCCGATGGTTGGTTTTTATGTAATGGTGCTAATTCAACACCTGATCTCCGGAATAAATTTGTAGTAGGAGCAGGAGATACTCATGCAGTAGATGCCGTGGGTGGGGAATCGACACATGTTTTGTCGGAGGCTGAAATTCCAGTGTTATCACATGCTGGACACAATGCTCAGCAGTGGTTTGGAACAAGAAAGGCAGTTGATACAACTACAGACGATTTAGATGCGGGAAAAAATGTTGGATTTAAAGCCGCAACAATCCCGAATCATGGAAGTGGTAATGCCCATAATAATCTACCACCTTTCCATGCCTTGGCTTATATAATGAAATCATAAAATTATGGAGGAGAAAAAAGATACAATCCAAGAAAAACTAGATAAATATGTATCAAGGGAAGTAAGGCTTATTGCGATTGTAGTAGCTATACTGGGCTTTGTGTACTTTAATTTTCTGAGACCTTTGAGCAGACTAGAACACACGCTAGATTTTATGAGAAATAATGAAATGAAACATACGGAAGAAAGCATTTCAGAAATAAGAAAAATATTAAGTGATGAACAAAAAAGAGATTTAGAAAGAGATATTTTAATTCAAAAGATTTTAACTACATTAGAGGCACATGACAAAGATTAGTACCTTAAAAAGTATCTACAAAATAAAAATAAAGAATTATATGGCTACTAAAAAGCTTACAAAGAAGCAACTTGCAAATACCCTTTTTAAGGGCGACTGCTTAAAGGTGATGTCTCGATTCCCCGACAAAAGTATCGATATGATTTTATGTGATTTACCTTATGGAACAACACAAAATAAATGGGATAGCGTAATCCCCCTAGACAGTCTTTGGGGTGAATATGAACGTATTATTAAGGAGAATGGCGTAATCGCTTTAACCTCACAGGGTGTATTTACTGCTCAATTAATAATGAGTAATCCGAAATTGTTCAAGTATAAATTAGCCTGGGTTAAATCTAAGGCAACTAATTTTTTAAATGCAAAAAAGCAACCCTTGAGAAAATATGAAGATGTGTGCATATTCTATAGAAATCATATTTACCAACCCACATATAATCCGCAAATGTCAGTCGGTGAACCATACAATAAAGGCTACAGAAAAAATCAATTGACTGGTAGCTACGGGGACTTCAACTCAACAGAAGTTAAAAGTAGCGGACAAAGATATCCAAGTGATGTTATATATTTTAAAACAGCAGAGAGCGAAGGGAAAGTTTTTCATCCTACGCAGAAGCCTATTGAACTTGGTCAGTATTTAGTTAAAACATACACAAATAAAGGCGACCTCGTTTTGGACAATACTTCTGGTAGTGGCAGTTTTTTAATTTCAACAGCATTAGAAAATAGGAAATTTGTTGGAATAGAATTAAACTAAAATACAACATTGCACAAAAAAAAGAATGTTAATCTAATCCAGATAACAAAGAAGCGACTTGGTAAATATCTTCCGAAATTAAAAATAAGAATATATGACAAAGATTAGTACCTTAAAAGCTCTTTAATTGAAAGTAAATGGAGGCATTATGAAATGTTGCAAGAACTGCAGACATTGTAAAAGGGGTTGGTGTCGTAAAAGAAACAAAGAAATCTTTAACCCAGAAATAGAGGGAAGATTTTGTAAAATTTACAAGGAGGTTAAAAATGTTTCTTATCTGTTTCTATTGCGGGAGCGTTATCGGATGTGGACTCGTTTTCTGTTC